CTACCCCCTATGCGAGAAGGCGCAACTGTTTGCAGACATAGCAGGGACTAAGACTCTCACGCTACATGCAATCAAAAAGATCGAGGCGTTGGGATACTCAATCAACGCTACGGCACGAGCAATAACTTTTTAAGGAGAGAGATATGACATACACATTTAGCAGATATTTTCTTGATGGGTTTGGCACAGAGGAACAACTGAACGAGTTGCTTCACTCAGATGTACTCCCACTGGTGCGTGAGTTGCAATTCAAGTATGGCTTGAAGGTCATGGGTAAGGTAATGAATGTAGGCTATCCGCAAGAAGATAAAGATTCTTACATGATGTGTCACCCCAACGGGCTGGCAGTGTGTAAGGTGTGGACTACAAAGGTAGGTGGTGCTAAGAACGATCAGTTAGAGTATTGTTTCCGCACACCTTTCTATGCTAAGTCTCGTGGGTCAGATCAGTCTGATCGAGAGACTATCCGTAGTACAAAACTCTCATCGCTAATGGCAGTACTAAAGCGCCAGGACGCTGTGCGCGATAAGAAGTCCATCATGGATAGCAAAGTCAAGCTGATCAAGAATGGTGTTCATGCCCTGCGCAAATCAGTAGGCATCAGTGATAAGCAGAATGCTTTTACTTGTGATGAGATTCATGCGATGTTGGCTACCTTACTAGGGGAAAGTACTGATGGTATTTCTGTACCCTTAGACCTAAATAAATGTAAAAATACACTTGACATTTACAAGGAAGCTGATAGGATACGAGATATAAAGAGAGAAGAATCCAAGCGGTTCTTTAAGAATCCTTTCTATCTCATTGGCATCGATGACTATCACCACTTACTCATAGGCAAGTTCAAGATGAATGTATTACATAGCGATACAAGCAAGATGGAGTATGAAATCATTGAAGACTTCAAGCGAGTCAAAACGCCTGATGACTATCCCGAGTTAGTGCCACTGATGACAATGATGAAAGTCTCATACGAGAACAAAGAAATGCGCAGGATTGGTAAGTTGAATTTCCCGATACAAGACAAGTATGACGAGGGGCTTGATGCAGTATTCTTTTACAGTAGCAACCCCACGAACTACGAACACGCATGGATGGCTACCCCATGCCCCACTTGATTGGGGAAATGAGTCCTGTGGTTCACCCCAAGAATTGGGATTTGATTCGTCTGCCTATTCGTAAGTTGAACGACGAGTACATCGTGTATGTGGCTGATGGGTTTCATCGCATATACACCGATGACACTCTGCCTGATGTGTTGAAGTCTAAGTTTGCAATGATCAATGCTAATGGAGAAAAGTTTTTGCCTGATTCAAAAATACTTAGACTGACACTCTACACAAACACACACGCCCCCGAACTCGATGAGGTTGGGTGGAGGGCAAGCGAGACCTACTACTGCCTAGTTGTAGATCGATTAACTTTAGAGTCACTGAAGGGTGGGATACAAAATGACGCCTGAGGGAACAGTCAAGAAGAAGATCAAAGATATTCTCCACGCAAAGGGAGCCTACTTCACCATGCCGATCGGTACTGGCTATGGTTCGGCAGGTGTCCCTGACTTTGTGATTTGTTACAAGGGGAGGTTCATTGGGGTGGAAGCGAAAGCTAACGGCAACAAGCCTACTGCCCTACAAGAGAAACATATGTCGGCAATTCGTGGGCATGGTGGGTTCACCCTTGTCGTTGATGAAACAAACATTGATGCGCTAACGCGTCTATTGGAACAGTTATGAATGATGAAGATCGTAGCAATCTGCGTGACCTACACGCTGGCTTTGCGTTGGTGGGCTTACTAATGAGAGGGGGAACAGTAACAAGTCTACTAGCCGAATCAGCGTATGAGATCGCAGATGCTATGCAAGAAGCACGAGACCAACATAGTGTTGGAATCGTATCAATTAAACGCCAAACCAAAAAGGAGAAGGCAAATGAAAGCTAAGAAAATTAACAAGGTTCAGCAAGTGTACAAGATGTTGCAAGCTAACCCTAAGATCAAGACTGATGAAGTTATGGAGAAGCTAGGCACTGCCAAGTCTTACACCTATGTCTTGATGTCTAAGGCTAGGAATCTTATTAAGCGAACAACAAAAGCCCCTATGCAAGCTAGCGGTGCTATTGGAAAAATGCGCGACGAAGCATGGCAAAAGGGTATCCAACTTGCGCATGACATTCAAGATAAGACTCCCGAGAAGACGAGTAAACTTATCTATCGCTTAACAGGTACACAGGCGATGCTTGCGCACAAGATGGGAGTGCCGATCGAGGACTACGCTAAAGAGCATGGCGAGGTAGTGGGTGTCGCACCTGACCCAGTGAATCACCCTGCGCACTACACCACAGGTGGCATCGAGACCATCGACTTTATCGAGGCGAAGAAGCTTGGGTACAACTTGGGTAATGTCGTCAAATACATTACTAGGTCAGGACTCAAGGGTAATCAGTTAGAAGACCTGCGCAAAGCGCAATGGTATCTTTCTCGTGAAATCGCCACACTGAAGTAAACCCCGAGGGCATGGTTCGCCATGCCTTTTTTTGTATCTATACTTTTTGTTAAATAGCCTCCCATGCTTCAGTGGGTCGCTATTTAGAGACCAGTTACTAAGGAGAGAAAATTGCCGAGACCCAAACCCCCTGCGCCTCTCATCGGAAGGCAGGTGCGCCTGTCTGACAAGCAGTGGTTGATACTCAACCAACTTGGCGGTGCGGAATGGTTGCGCACACTCTTAGAGAAGAAAGCGCCATTCCCTGCATCGTATTACAAGAAACTTTTAGAGAAACAAAATGTCACTGATAACGATTGACTTTGAGACCTACTACGATAGCAAGATCAAGCTAGGCTTCAAGCATCAAACAACCGAGGAATACATACGCGATAAGCGTTTTGAAGTTATCGGTGTGGGCGTGAAGGTTGACGATGAGCCGACTGTCTGGGTATCAGGCGGTAAGGATAAGTTAAAAGAATATTTAACGTCGCTAGACTGGGGCAGCAGTGCGCTTCTGTGCCACAACACCCTGTTCGATGGAGCAATTCTTAGTTGGATCTACGGCATCACGCCCGCGTTTATGTTCGACACTCTATGTATGGCGAGAGCAATTCATGGCGTTGAGGCAGGCGGTTCACTCAAGGCGTTGGCTGACCGCTATGAGATTGGCGCGAAAGGTGACGAAGTGATTGCCGCCGAAGGTAAGGCTAGGCTCGACTTCAACAAAGAAGAACTTGAGCGATACGGTGAGTATTGCAAGAACGACGTAGACCTCACCCTCAAACTGTTCATGATATTGTCGAGCGCGTTCCCTGAGAACGAGATGAAGCTGATCGACATGACTCTGCGGATGTTCACGCACCCAGTGTTCTTTGTTGATGATGCGCTACTACAAGAGCGCTACGATGAATTGAAAGAGGAGAAAGAACAACTGCTCGAAGGCTTGATGGAGAAGTTAAAATGTGAGACCACTGAGGCGGTGCGTAAACGGCTAGCCAGTAATAAACAGTTTGCTGAAGTGTTAGTTGAGCGCGCGGTTGAAGTACCCATGAAAGAAAGCAAGACCACAGGCAAACAAACATACGCCTTGGCAAAGAATGACGAAGGCTTTCTAAAACTCACTGAACATGATGACCCAACTATCCAACAACTATGCGCTGTGCGACTCGGCACAAAATCTACCATCGAGGAATCAAGGATTGAGAGATTCATTGATGTTGGCAAGCGTAACAAAGGACGCCTACCTATCCCACTCAAATACTACGGAGCGCATACTGGTCGCTGGGCAGGAAGTGATAAGGTTAACTTCCAAAATCTACCAAGTAGAGATAAGAAAAAGAAAGCCCTTAAGAACGCAGTAGTAGCGCCTGACGATCACATCGTTATCAACTGTGACTCTTCTCAGATTGAGGCGAGGGTTCTCGTCTGGCTGGCAGGGCAAGAGGATGTGGTCGAGCAGTTTCGCAAGGGAGAGGATGTCTACTCCCTCTTTGCAACCAAGATATACGACCGCCCCATAAGCAAGGCTGACCCAGTGGAACGCTTCGTGGGTAAGACCTGCATCTTAGGTCTAGGCTACGGGACTGGGGCATTAAAGTTACAGCACACGCTCAAGACACAACCACCTGGCGCGGTCGTTACTGAGGAAGAGGCTAAGAACTATGTTGATACATACCGCGATGCCAACGACAAGGTGATTAAGCTTTGGCGTGATGGGGACAAGGCGATCGCTGACCTAGCCAACTGGGATGACAAGACTAAGCCGTACTACTACGGCAAGCACAAGTGCCTCAAGATCACAAAGGAAGGGGTGGGCTTGCCCAACGGACTGATGATCCGATATCCTGATCTCAAACTCAACACTGATGAGGCTAAAAGCCAATACGTTTATAAGTCACGCAAGGGCCCAGTGTCACTGTGGGGTGGGTCGCTAGTTGAGAACGTAGTTCAAGCCTTGGCGCGAATCATTGTGGGAGAGCAGATGATCAAGATCAACGAGAAGTATCGCGTTGCCCTGACTGTCCATGATGCGGCAGTGATCGTGGTTCCCGAGGCGGAGAAGGATGAAGCCCTTGCATATATCGTCGAGTGCATGTCTACGCCCCCCGCATGGGCTAGTGGTTTACCCGTAACTTGCGAAGCAAAGTACGCACAGACCTACGGCGAATGTTAATATGTAAAATAAAAGGAGACTTATGATGGAGAAAATGGTAGAATTATATAAGCGGGTAATGCGTCGCGTCACACTGGTAGAGATCACCCAAGAGGAGTTGCGTATGGCACAGTTAGAGAAACTCAAAGCTGAATCAGCGGCAGACTATGCCAAGAGCGTAGTAGCGTACAACGAGGCAAGGATTGCTAGATTGAACAAACGCATCTCTGAATACATGGCGGAGGAAGCATGAGAGGCACTGGATTTGGAAATATTCTTGCAGGCAACATTGCGGCTCTTAAAGGACAACAGAGGAACGAAAAGCGCATGAGCCAAAAATGGAAAATGTGTTGGAAATGCCAAAAAGATAAGTCTCCGGTTGGCGGCTATCTTAGGATTATGGCAGGGCTACACAAGTTTATTTGCAAGGATTGCATGGACGCCAAGCAGGAGGAGAAGTCATGAGTTGGCCTTTCCCGCCATTCCCCAACCCCAAGGACAAGGGCAACCGAGTTCCCAAGTTCAATCCTGACAACCACGAGGATGCACCGCTATGACTGATGACGACGACATTCAAGAATACGTTAACGCGAGACAATTCAATGAAAGAATTTTTCGAATAAACGAATTAGCAAGAAACGCCGCGCTTGAAGAAGTAGCCCTTGAGTTTGACAAGATGAAAGCTTTTGGGGATACAGCGGCTAGCTTTGCCGCATTTGTAAGAGGTATGAAAAAATGAACTGGATGCAGAGCAGAACTCCCGAAGAACGCAAAGCGATTGCGGCTAAATCGGTAGCCACAAGACAAAGAAATATACAAGAGCGCGAAGCCCAAAAACTTGCGGACATTGAACGACGAGACAGTTTGAAGTGTGAGATTAAAGAGTTGGAGAACAGACTCAATGGTTTAGAAAAAATTAAACTGGTCAACAAGACGGCGCTGACGCTGACAAACAAAACCTTGTTGAGTGAAACGGATATCGTTAGCGCGGCTAACACTTGGGAGTTGGCGACAGGCGTTTATTTTTTAATTGACAGCGGTAGGGTTGTCTACGTTGGACAGTCAGTCAATGTGTATGCAAGAATCGCCAGCCACCATGACAAGGTATTTGATAGCTTTGCGTTCATTCCTTGCTGTAAAGAGATGCTTAACAACCTTGAGTCTCTGTACATTCATATTCTTCGCCCTGCGCTCAACAGTAATCATCAACGTGGCGTCAAATACGCACCGATGTCCTTAGATCAATTAATTGGAGCCACTGCATGAACTTCACATGGTCTTTCTCGTCCTACAAGCAGTACCTCAACTGCCCCAAGCAGTACCAAGAAATCAAGGTACTTAAGCGCTTCTATATTAAGCCGACCGCGCAGATGAACTACGGCAATGAGGTACACAAGGCTTGTGAAAACTATGTCGGGGAAGGCAAGCCCCTTGCCAAGAACTACCAGCAGTTCAAACCTGTGC